AGCGTCAGCTGGAGCTCGGCGTCGGAGAACATCGGATCGGTGCCGTCGGTGGGCATGACATCGTCGATGTACAGCCGGAGCAGATCCATCGGGGTGGGCGGCGTCGACATGGCTTACTCCTTGTCGTCGTCCTCGCGGAGGCGGGCCACGAGGTCCTTCTTCGTGCCCTCGACCGAGAGGTTGCGGGAGGCGAGCTCGGCGCGGAGGTCGTCGTTCCTCCACTCCTCGTAGTTGTCGCCCTCGACGTCCTCGATGTCGTCCTCGCCGGCGTCGTCCGCGACGGCCTCGTCGGACCGCGTCTTCATCCAGTGCTCGCGGATCCGGCTGTCGTTCCAGAGCGGGTTGTTGCTGAAGTACCGCTGCGGGTGGTTGACGTCCTCGTGCTTGAAGACGACCAGGTCCGCGACGATGTCGTCCAGCGGGTTCTTCTCGGCCACTGTTACTCCTCAGTTCGAGCCGGGGGCAGGCCGTGGACTACCTACCCCCGGCGGCTCATCAGGCGTAGATGCCCGGGACGGTGTAGGTCGCCGAGGCGGTGACCTGGACGAGGAAGCCCGCCCCTCGCTGCCTCACGCCGGTGCCGAAGCCGCGACGGAAGAACGAGTCGGTGAGCGGGTAGTCGGAGCGCGAACCGGGGATGATCGTCAGACCGCGGTACGTCGGGTTCTGGTGCTCGCGGAAGCCGATCGGGTTGTTGATGTTGAAGTCGCCACCCGAGGCGAAGAACGCCAGGTAGCCCGAGGGGATGTAGAGGTCCTCGACGATGTGGAAGGGACCGTAGGTACCGATCTCCTCCTGGACCGTGCCCTGCGGGCGGGCGATGATGCCGCCGTTGAACGGGAGCAGGATGCCGCCGCCGTAGTTGGCGCTCGGGATGAAGTCGTACTTCGCGCCGGTGGACACCTTGAACTGCCGGATGAGCTTGCCCTCCTGGCGCGAGACCATGAGGATGAGCTGGGTGCCGGACTGCTGGGGGGTGTAGCCGTGCGAGTAGAAGTCGTCCTCGACCGCGTCCAGGGTCGCCGAGGTCAGCGTGGCCGACGAGGCGAGCGTCTGAGTGGTGGAGTAGTGGGTGTGCGACCCGGTGAAGGTGTTGGTCTTGTAGACCGGCGGGACCTCGCCGTCGCCGTTGTAGAACTTGACGACGGTGGTCGGGATGTTCTTGTCCGCGATGCCCGTGAGGTTGGTCGGGTTGAACACGGTCTTCATGACCTTGTTGAACCGGAGCCGCTCGTCGGCCTCGAGTGCCTGGTTGGTCAGGTTCCGGATCTGCTCCTGGCCGGCCTCGGCGAGGAACATCCAGGTGAACCGCATGGCCAGGTCGTAGAACTTGAAGTCGTAGCCGCGGTTGTAGTAGCTGTACCCGGACTGCCCGCGCGGCTGGCCGTACTCCGAGGCTTCCTCGAAGTCGGTGCTGCCGGGGACACCCACGTGCTCGATGGTCTCGGTCACGTTGTAGGTCAGCTTCGAGACCAGGGACTCCCGCTGCCGGTTCCAGACGGCGAGGGTCTGCTGGATCTCGGACCAGATCTCGTTGAGATCCGAACCGTCGGCGGCCTGGACCAGGACGTCAGCGCGTTCGTTGAAGCCGCCCTGGTTGCCGGGGCCCTGGGCACCCTGGATGCTGTTGGCCAGCAGCAGTCGCTGCCGCGCGGACAGCTTGAGAAGGCTGTTCATGGTGTGGAGGTCCTTACTCCCGAAGTGTCAGTGGAACGGAGGTCAGCCCTGGACCCGCTCGAAGCGGACCACGAGTCGGTCGGCCTCGACGGTGTGACCGACCTTGTATCCGTTCACGCCGGCGGCGGGAGCGGTGTTCGTGAGCGATCCGTCGGCCGCGGCGTAGTAGGTCGTGCCGGCGACGAGGCCGGTCACTCCCACGATCTCACCGTTGGTCATGATGTCGACGACGTTGCCCGCCTGGCCACCGATCGGGACACCGGCGTTGACCGCGCCCGGGATGTTACCCATGCCGGGGTAGAGCGGGACGTTCTTGATGAGGACACCGATGCCCCCGGACTGGCCGGCGGTACCCACGACCACCTGGCCGCTCGCGTTGAGCGAGACCGCCTTGGGACCGAAGTGGCCCGCGGCGTCGAAGGTCAGGTCGGCGGCGAGAGGCGCACGGAATCCACCGGCGATCGGTTCGTACTTGTCGTAGCGAGCAGCCATGGTGACTAACTCCCCTTCTGGTTAGCTGATGCGGCTTGCGAGCGCGGGGTACCTCTTGATGAGGGCCTGCTCGTCCGCGGTGAGGTTGGTCGTGGTGCCGCCCCCGAACTGGGAGCCGGACTTCGGCGGACCCTGCTGCTTCTGCTGCTGGCCGTCGCCGGTGGCGAGGTAGTGGGGCTTGGACTTCGCCAGCGCCTTGATGGCGTCGGTCACGGACTTCTCGTCGATGGTGACCTTGGACGGGTCGTCATCGTCCTGCTCCACACCGATGGCCGCGAGGACCTCCGGCCGCAGGGCGTCGCTGGGGTCACGGAACTTGGCCGCGCCAGCCGCCTTGAGAACTGCCGAGTTGACCGCGTTCTCGCGGAACCCCTTGGCGAGGTTGGCCGCCTTGGTCTTCTCCGCCTCGTTCTCCTTCTTGAGGCGTTCGACCTCGGTGAGCTCGGCGTTCTTGGCGTCCTCGTCCTTCTTGCGGAGGGCCTTCAGCTCCTTCTCGAGGGCCTTCCGGTCGTTGCGCTCCTTCTCGAGCGCCGACTTGAGGCCCGAGGTGTCCTCGCCGGCCCCTGCACCCTCGGTGCCGGTGCCCTGCGATCCCTGGCCTTCCCCAGCACCTTCCCCGGCGCTGCCTGCGCCTTCGCCCTGCCCCTCGCCCGATGCACCCGAGCCCGCACCCTCTCCCTCGTCGAAGCCGACGATGGGCTTGGTGAGCTCGTTCCACCAGGTGTTCCGCGTGACGCGCATCTCGCGCTCCTTCATGTCGGGGGCATCCCGCCCCTGTTTACTTGGCTGCGGTCGGTACGCGCTTGTTGACGGTGGGCCTCCCGCCCCTCGCCTGCTTCCCAACCTTCTGGTTGGCCTCGGTCCCGCCGGATTCGTTGGGCCGAGCCCTGTTGTTGCTGTTGTTGAACGCGACCTTCTTCTCGGTCACCTGGCCCGGCTGGTTACCGGGTGGCGGGGGCTTGTCCCCAGTCGAGGCGTCGATGGCGTTCTGCTGCAGACCGGGTGGAGCCGCGGCGGCCTTCTGTTCGGCCTCCTTCTGCTTCTCCTCATCGATCTGGTCTTCGATGTCGTCGGGGAACTCATACCCCAACTTCTGCATCTCGGCGCGGTAGTACTGCTTCGAGATGACGCCGCGGTCGAGCATGTTGTTCAGCTCGTTGATGCGGCCGGTCCGGTCGGTGGGGAGCTTGTCACCGATGGTGACCTCGATCTCCCCCTCGAGCTTCTGGTCTTCGTAGGCCTCGTGCCACTTCAGCCAGTCGAAGAAGAGCTGCGTCAGCCGGTCGACGCCGGTCTTGTCGCGCTCGTCCAGCTTAGCGAGCGTGGGCATGAACTTGATGGCCAGGGCGATACCGGAGTTAGCCGTCTGCACGTCGACTCGGCCCAGAGCCACATCCGAGAGGCCTCCCGCCTCGCGAATCTTGGCTTCCAGGTAGTCGATGTGGTCGATGTTCGGCTTGACCGATCCCACACCCTCGACTCGGCGGAAGTAAGCCCCGTTCGGGACCTCCATCACCTTGCCGGGGCCAATCTCCCACTCCTGCTCGGCGCCCTTGTTGTCGACCGGCTTGCCGCCGTCGGTCGCGTAGACGCCCAGACCCTCCAGAGAGAGCGAGGTGCCCTGGTCAGTGGTGACCTGGCTGATGCTCTGGAAGGTACGTTCGAAGCCCCGGAACTCGGAGTATCCGTAGGGGCCGTTGTCCCAGCCGAGGTTCGTGAACCAGTAGACCGGGATCGTGTCGATCGGCTCGGGAAGAGCCTCTGCCGGCAAGATCGTGGCGATGAGCTCGCGCTCGTCCTTCTTCCACCACGGCTTGTTGACCGACCAGAGTCGCTCCTCGCGCATGACGACCCGCTTGGGGGCCTCCCGGCGATCCTCAGGATCTTCCCTGGCCGCCTGATCGGGGTAGGGGATGTCAGGCGAGTCGTCGGCGTCGCTGTCACCGTCGTCGTACCAGTAGACCAGCTCCTTGACCGCCCACTCCCCCTCCTTCTCAGGGTGAGGCACGCGGTCGACCAGGTGGACCCGGATGATGCGGTCGCAGTTGTCAGGGTCCTCGTCGAGGATCACCTTGCCGGGGTGCACCGCGTTCAGCGAGAGGCGGCTGCCCTCCGGCTTGTCCGGGTCGGCGGTCATGTGGAAGCAGTAGTCGCCCCTGGTCACCCCAGTGTGCTTCGCGGTGTGGAATCGCGAAAGGAACATCTCACGGCGGAGGAACGTCTTCAGCGCCTCGGCCGTTTCCTTGTTCTTCTCCGGTTCCTTGACGTTGACCGCCAAGCCCTTGAGGTAGTAGTGCGCGGTCGTGTCGACGACGGTGCGCGGGTTCGGGATGTAGACCGGGAACTCGCCGACCAGGTACCGGATGGGGTACTGGTTGTAGTCGTTCCAGTAGACCTGGTCGTACTTCTGGTAGGCCTGAGCCCGCTCCCGGTCCCTGGGCGGAAGCCAGGTGTAGCCGTCCATCCCGCCGAGCATGAGGACGTTCTGGTACGGCCCGAGGTTGTTCTGGATCGGGGTAGCCACGTTATCGCCTCCTTACTCGGATAGATGACTGCCGGGCTCGGCGAGCCTCGGTTCGCTTTTCCATGTGACCCTTGAAGAACCGCCCCAGCGCCTCGGGACCATGGTTGTCGTGGTCCATCGGCAGCTCGCTGTCGTTGCGGTCCTCAGAACGACGTTCGGGCCATCGGTAGCCCTCGCGCATCTCGAAGATGAGCTTGTCGCAGGATCGATCCACCCAGAGCTGCGCTCGCTTCTCGGGGTGGCCGTCGGGCAGATGAGCCGGGCGAAGCTTCAGAGCATCGCGGATCAGTGCCAGACGGGTCTTCAGTTCGCCGCCAGTGTTGTTCATGGTCGACTTGTCGAGGACGCGACGAAGGATGTTCGCGTCGTCCGGGGCGGCGGGGTCGACGTAGATGGTGCTCAGCTTCGGCATGAGCGGGTGGTTCTTCATCTCCGTCGCGATGTCGTGGGTGTCCCGCAGCTGGAAGCGGTGTTCCCCGATGACGTAGATGTTCATCCACTCATCCGTCTGAATCCAGAGCCAGACCCAGTCGTTGGTGTAGCCGAAGTCGACAGCGGCGTACAGCGGCCACTTGCGGTTGTAGGTCAGGTCTCGGACGTGGTCGTCGTCGTCCCATTCCTTCATCACGCGGCCGATGTTGTCGACGAACTCGGCACCGTACTGCCGGCGGAACTCATCCTCGGTGAGGTCGTCCCGAGCCTCGATGATCTCCGGGTCGTTGCGACCGCCGGGGAAGATCACGTCGTTGGTCCAGGACGGCATCTGCATGGACCACCACGACTTCTTCGTGGGGTCCTGTCCTCGCTGGTACAGCGAGTAGAGCAGCGAGGTTTCGGTGGCGCCCTCAGGAACGCCGGAGGTGAAGCTCCAACCTCGCTTGTCGGAGAGGGCCGGGCGAACGAAGTCACCCCACATCTTCCTCCGGTGTCGGCCGCCTTCGACGATGAGGACGAAGTCGAGACCCTCTCCGACAAGACTTTCAGGGTGCCGCGCAGAGCGGCACTGGAGGTCGAAACCCCACTTGGTCTTGATGTGCATGTTGCCGGAGTCGGGGTTGTTGACGAAGCGCATGCTGAGCTTGTCCACACCGAGAGCTCGGAGGGAGTCGTAGACGACCCGGAATTCCTTCTCGCAGTCGGTGTACTCCGGCCCGATGATCCAGCCGATCTGGGGCTGACCGAAGCCGTTCTTGATGAAAGCCATGCACTCGGCTTCCTTGGCCCCGCAGAGCGTCTTGCCCCAGCGTCGTCCGTTGACCAGTACCCGGTGACGGGCGTTGGTGCTGTAGTGAACGATGCGCTGACC